GTGGTGTTTCTGTTGGCGCGTATGCTGAAGAAGCCCAAATGGTGGATGCCAATGGCGACCCAGATGATTCTGACGAGGCTTATTTCCAAATCACTAAAGGTGGTTTGCGTGAAGTGTCTGTGGTGATGTACCCGAACAATCCCAATGCTGAAATTCACAAATTAGAGATGTTCACACCTGATGGTGCATTGAACATTCGCTCAGTCGAAAAGACCTTGCGTGAGGCGGGTCTGACTCGGAAGGATGCGACCACCGCATCTTTGGTATTCAAGAAAGCAATGGAACAGCGTGAGGCAGTTCAACCGCCTATTGAATCTCTACCAACTCAGGGTGAGCCTGATGCGGTGGTAAACGAAGCCGAAGCATTGCTTGCCGCATTTGAAGCGCGCGAGTTAGCCAAGGCACTTGAAAAACGTATTTAAAGGAAAACACCATGTCTATGGATAAAGTACTGGAAAAAGTTGACGCGATTGCCGTGTCCAACGAAGCCAAAATTGACGCTGTAAAAAGCGAAGTCGCAATTACTGTGGAATCCGCAAAAGCCGAGTTGACTGAAAAGTTTGCCGCTTTGGAAGCCAAAGTGTCTGCTATTCAAGCCCCTGAGTTCATCAAAGCCCCTGCTAAAACAGTTCGTGGCGATGTTAACCGCCGCGTTAAAGAGCAACTCGCTTCTTTTGCCAAAGGTAGCAATCGCGTTCACACAGAATTGAAACTGTGGGAATCTGATGACCAACATTCTGCCTATTTGACAGAAGCCTCTACCTTGACTGGTTCTGGCGCTGGCATCGGTGGTCGTACCGCTTATGACCCCGTGTTCCACAAACTGCGTTTGCTTAACCCAATGCGCGGTGTGTCACGTAACGTTGCTACTGATGGTTCAACCTACCAATTCAGAGCAAAAACCGGCAACGCTGGAGCCGCTTGGGGATATGCAATTCAGAACAACGGTTCTGCCACAACTGAAGCCACAAGCATTTGGCAGTTGAACTTGCAAGACATTAACGTTCAGTTCCCAATCCGTACTGCGGCTTTGGACGACATTGATGGTTTGGAAGCCAACGTCGTGGACGACATGCTCCAAGAATTCTCTCAGCAAGAGGGTTTATCCATGATTTTGAATAACGACCAGTCTGGCTCGACAACTACCGCATACGGTGGCACGTCAGGTCTGCGCGGTTTGAATTCTTATCCTGGTAGCAACAACACTTACACCGGTGGCACAATCTCTGCCGCGGCTTTCGGTTCAAGCGGTACTGCTTCTACTGACGGCTTGCACAGCATCGCCACTTATGACCAAACCACCACCAATGGTTTTGGTTCTGCAAACAACGTGAAATATATTGATTTGATTCAATTCATTCACAATTTGCCACAGCAATATTGGTCTGCAAGCAACTGCTTTGTTATTAACCCAATCATGCTTGCTGGCATCCGTGGTTTGGTTGACAACAACGGCACGCCTGTGTTTGAACGTATGTCTCCGCTGATTTATGACGGCATCGTTGGCAAGTTGTTGGGCTTTGACGTGTATGTGAACTCATACTGCTCTGCACCTACATCTGCTGGTGGTTCTGCCGGTACAACATCATTGTTCCCAATGTACTTTGGTGATTTTTCTCGCGGTCATACAATCGTAGACCGTTTGAGCATGACCCTGCGTCGCTACGAACAGACAGCCCCCGGATTTATCACATTCTTTGGCGAAAAACGCCTCTGCTCAAGTGTGGTAGACCCCAACGCTATCATTCGTTATCGCTCCACAGCGACAGGCGCTTAATTAGCGAAAAAATGATGGGGGGCTTCGGCTCCCCGTCTTTTAATTTTTAAGGAATTATCAAAATGAGTGCAAATCAAAAAATCCTAGACGGCATTAAACAAGCGATTAAAGAAGGTGGCAAAGTTAACATTGACCTTCGCGAAGCGTCAACGCTTACTGGGTCTGGTGATGGCATTGGCGGTCGCACTTATTTTGATGATGCTTTTTCTGCATTGCGTTATGCAAACCCATTTCGCAAAGTTGCACGCAACATTAAAACGCCTAATTCATCGGCTGTTCAATTTGTTGCCAAAACTGGTAACGCAACAGGCGCGAATCCTTGGAATCCCAATGCAACACCTGACACGGGTTCACCAAACACCGCTACGTCGTTCTGGCAAATGCCTACGCGCATTATTAACGCACAGTTGCCAATTCGTATTGCCGCATTGGACGACATTAACGGATTGCAAGACGCGCTGTTAAAAGATTTGGCTTTGGAATTTAGCCAACAAGAAGCCGCGTCAATGGGCACAAACAATGACCAATCAGGTTCAACCACTACGACAACTGGTGGTACATACGGCTTGCGCGGTTTGAGTGTTTATCCTAGCGGTAGTCCTGCTTATGGTTCAAGTGGTACAGCCATTACAAACGGCATCCACACAATTGCAAACGTGAATTTCACCACAGGCGCGTTGGAACACGAAACATTGTCAGCAATGGCAAGCGCTTTGCCCGGTCAATATTGGGAAGGCGCGGCATGGATGATGACTCCTGCGGCTATTCTTGCGTTGCGCGATTATGTTCATGGTAGCCCAAGCCAAGCAAGTTATGCGTTTATTGAAACAGGCGCAGATAACGCTGGCGCGTTGGTCAATGTGTTTGGTTTCCCTGTTATTGTTAATCCATATTTGTCTGACACAAACCCCGTGTATTTGGCAAATTGGGAACGTTTCATGACCATTGCTGACGTTGAAGAATTCAGCGTTCAAATTTTGGAACAAACTGCTCCTGGTTTTGTGACCCTGTATGCCGAAAAACGTGTTATTAGCACCGTTCTAAACCCGTTTGCTGGCGTGCGTGCCACAGCCGTTTAAGGAGTTATAAATGGCTGTTGAGAATCAAACGCTCGCGCCTTTTTATTCCAATCAGCGCAACCCGTACAATTACGCCAAATTTGAGCAAGTTGCGCGGGATGTTTCTACGCATTGGTTGACGCTTGACGAAATCACTAATCAAATAAATTTGTTTGATGATGAAAGCCAAGACACGTATATCCAATCGCTTGAATTGGCAACGCGCATGGCAATTGAAGATTTCCTTGGCGCGGCTATTTTGCCTACAACATGGAAAGTGTATTACCCTAATTTTGGGTTATATAACACCTCTGTTTTCTTGGATTTGCCAGAAGTTTCCAATCCAAATCCTGTTGGACAAACAGCAAGCATCGTCATTAACGAAGTTGCTTTTTATTCGACTTCAAACATAACGCCTGTTGTTATTGACCCCAGCAATTATTCGTATGACCCAACGGGTAATCGCGTAATTCTGAACACAATTCCAAACACGCTTAATCAAGAAGTTGCCAACCCAATCATGGTTACGTACACTCAGAACTCATCGTTCTTGGCAACGTACCCTGTAATTAAGCAAGCGGGTTTAATGTTATTGACGCACATTTATAACAATCGTTCAACCACAACGGATGTGTCGTTGAAAGAAATTCCGTTTGGTGTTGCCGCCTTGCTTCGTCCTTACAAACCATTGGTGATGTAAATGGCAATTGCACGTTTTGAAAACATAACCGTGAATCAACTCACTTTTGGGAGCAGTTCCTTTGGTGAGCAGTCAACCACCATTACAAAATGGTTTGACACTCGCGCGCGTGTTCATTCCGTGTCTAATCATGTGCGCATATCTGAGAAATATAGGGTTTATTCTGATATTGTCGAATTCACGTTAAATTACACGCCCAACACCAAAGCAATTATTGACAATCAAAATTTGTATTCAATTAAATGGAAAAATTTTGATTGGCGTGTTGATAGCGTACGAGAATCGGATGACCGTATGACCGTCAAATTTATGTGCGTGCGTAATGACCCTGTGGTGGCTGTATGACGACACAAACAAACGTTGTCAATTACGGCAAAGCGATACAGTACCAACTGTCTCAAATTGTCACGCCTGTGCCTGTGTACGCGGCATTTAACCGCAATTTTGCAACACAGCCGAAGTTCATTACGTGGATGTTGCGTAACGTTCACCAAGAGGTTTATACGGGTAATTACCAATCGGTAAAAGGCATTGACCGCCCTGTATTCCAAATCAGCATTTTTACGCAACAGATTGAAGATGGTTTCACAATTTCCAATCAGGTACTACAATCGCTACACGGTTATAGCGGTGTGCTGGGCGATGTTGCTGATGGTGGTTTCTATATCGCAAAAGCGGATTGCCAATGGCTGTACAACAGTTATGACAATGAAAACAAATTGGCGCAGGTCTTTATTGATTGCACAATAGACATTCCAACATAAGACACGAATTTTCAACTCTTTAAAGGAAACTCAAAATGGCTTTACCAACCAAAATTTTGCCCGGCTTTAGTGCAACGTTATACGCACAGCCTAGCGCCACTCCAACCGCTTTGACAGTTTCTGCGCTGTCAACATACGCTACCGTGTCTGCCTTGGCAATCTCTGGCAACTTGGTTCCCGTTGAAGCGATTCCTCCATTTGGTCAAGATGATGCCGTGGCATCTTTCGGTGTTGCTGGTTCACGTCAATCGGACAAGATTCCTGTGCAATCTGCTCCCACAAGCATGACCATTACAGCCGCTTGGAATCCTAGCGACACCGTTTTGTTGTTGTTGCGCGGTGATGCTTACAACGGCACGATTGACCGCACTTTCGTTATCTCTGCTACTGACGGCACTGGTATCGTTAACTATGCGTTCAATGGTCGCGTCAGCCAATGGGATATTGATTCACAACCAGGCGCTGAAGCCAAGGTGACATTCACAATTCACCCACGTGGCAATCAATACGGCTGGTCTGCCAGCACCTAATCATGGCTCTTAAAGACGCTGTTGATTTATTGACTAGCACCTACTTGCCCTTTGACCTCGTGGTCAGGGGCATGGAATTGGATGCAAAGGAAGTGGCTGATGCTTTGGCAAAGGCTACCCCTGACACAGAAGAATTTACCGTTCTTCAATTTCTTGCGGGACGTTTCCCGTACGTACCAACAAAGGCTGTTAAAACAGCAGAATAAAACATGACCACTACAATAAAAGACAGTAACGACCTTTTGGGTTTCCTTGTAAGCCAAGCCAGTGAACGCAAAGACTGGTTTGGCTTCGCTCAACAACGCATGACAGCGGTGACGCTTGCGCATCAAATCGCGCAAAATCATGCTGACAAGATGACACCCGAAGAAGTTGTTAATTACGCAATGCAACTTAATCATCTGATTTTCCACAAAATAATTAAGGCGGCTTAATCATGAAAGCATCTTTCAAAATTGAAGGTTTGAAAGAAGTTTTAGCCGCTTTTGAGAATTTGGCAGAGGAAATTGGCGACAAAAAAGCCACGGGCAAAGTGCTTGTTCCCGCTGTACGCGAAGCAATGCAACCCGTATTGTCTCAAGCCGTTGCTAACGCTCCCGTTGACACAGGCGGGTTGCGCTTATCGTTGCAAGTCGAAGCGCGACGCCCAACAAAACGAGATAGACGTTCAAAATATATTACGCAAACTGACACCGTGATTGGTGCGGTTACAACTGCGTCTGGCAAAAAACTAGCCCAAATGAGCGAAGGCAAAGGTTTGCTACGTGCGCGTAAACGTCTTGCTGGCATGGAGAGCGACGGACACGTAGGTGCATATCGCGCCAAGAATTTTACGGGCGTTAAAAGCGACGCACGTGCTATTGCACAGGAATTTGGAACAGCAAAGAATAGTGCGCAACCATTTTTGCGTACAGCAATGGAATCTCAAGCCGCTGACACCGCCAAGCGACTTGGGGATATTATTGGTAGGCGGATAAATCAATACAAGGCAAAACAGAAATGACAAAATTTAGTTCAGCATTTGGTGAAAAATATCAATCAAACAAAAAAAATCTTTTGATTCGTTCGTTTGAACTTGGTGGACATACATTCAAGGTTCGTATTCCTTTAATGTCTGAATCGGATGAAATTTATAAAAAAGTGACTAATCCTGACGAGGCACTTGTTGAAGAAATTTATAAAAAATTAACCGAGCCTTTGATGCAGTTTGAACACAATCAAACTGAAGAATTTAAATTTGTTGAAAACGATATTTTGGTTGATGGTCGGTCAATGCGCGAAGCCGCAAAAAACAAGGCTATTACAGAAGCACGTATTACAGAATTTTTTAAATTGCTTGTTCCAGAATTAGAAGGTGCAAGCCTAGAAGATTTGACGTATCAAGACATTGAAGAAGAATTCCCAATGTCTGTACAAATGCAAATCGTAGAAAAAATTGGCGAAGCAATCAGCCCTACATATAAGGAAAGTCGGGGAAACTAATTGGCTCGTTGAAAAGTCAATGCATAGCGGCAATGATTTTCAACGGGCACACAATGGAAACTATCTCTGAACTTGACGATGTAACCATGGCAAATATTCAAACAATGTATGCTGATGGGTTGATTGGAAATTACGGCATATTGACTCAGATTGCAACGCTAACAAATGGCGTTTTCAACTATATGCGAGCGGCAAATTCTCCTGCGTATAAACTAGCCAATATACTCGGTAATGCGTATGATTACATCTATCCACCGTTGCCTCCTGAGTTGCAAAAAGAAGCAGTAAGCAATAGTCTGTTGGCATTTATGACTCAGGCACAGGGGTTTGATAAATCAAAGTTTGAGGTAAAAAATGGCTAACATGATTGCTCGTCTTGGCGTAGTGCTGGGCTTAGATTCTGCCGAATTTAATAAAGGGCTTGATGCCGCTGGGAAAAAACTAGAACAATTTAGTGAGTCGGCAGAAAAATTTGGCAAGATGGGGGCTACTGCTTTGGTGGCGGCTACTGCGGCGGCTATCAAATACGCTGACGAACTGGCTGACGTAGCGCAAGCCAATGAGGTGGCTATTGGAACTGTCCTTAAATTATCTGATGCGCTGGCTAACAATGGCGGCAACGCAGATAACGCTGGCAAGATGTTGTCTGCGTTTACAAAGTTTATTGATGATGCGGCTGGCGGTTCTGAACAAGCGCAAAAAACTGCGGCTAAATTGGGCGTAAGTTTAAAAGACCTCGGAACTTTGTCTCAAGAGGAACTGCTAAACAAATTCGTTAAAAATTTAGCGTTAATCGAAGACCCAATTACACGCAACGCAAAGGCGATGGAGATTTTCTCTAAAGCCGCTAAAGGCGTGGACATGGTGGGCTTTGGTGAGCAGATGGCGGAAGCCAATCGGGTAACTAAAGAGCAAGAAGAGGCTATAAAACAAGCGGCAGAAATGTTTGACGTTTTGGCACAGCGCGCTCGTAACACGATGTTGGTTATTGCAATAGAAGTTGGTCCGGTGTTGAAGTCTTTCGCTGATTACATGAAAGAGTTAAACGGTGAAACTAACGATTTCGGTAACGCTTTCAAAGTTGTTTTTCAAACTGTTGCTATTGTTGCGGCAAATTTGCTATATGTAGTTAAAGGCATATTCGGTGAGATTTATGCAATCGGCAATTACATTTCAAATTTAGTTACTAAAAATTGGGCTACTGCGGAAGCGGAAAACGACGCTTACATAAAAAAGACTATTAAAGAACGTGCGGCATTAGATGCGTTTGAAGCAAGCGTATTAAATCCTTCGTCTCCTGTAAAACCTAATGACACTAAGCCTCCTGTTGGTCGTGTTGTTACGCCTTACGTTAATAAAGAAGCGGAAGAGGCTAGGAGAAGATTTAATAAAGAGGCAGAGAAAACAGAGCGTTTAATGTTGGCGGCATTACTGGCTGAGGTTGGTGCGTATAAAACAATTAGCGAAAGTCAAATCAAACAACAAATGATGTTGGACACGCAACAGTCAATGTTTGTTCTTGAGCAAATTGGAAAAAATATGCGAGAAGAGGATTTGCAACTGTACAAAGAAATTTTAAACATTAATGAAAAACGTGCAGAGAAAATTCTTGAAATCAACATGAATGAAAAGTTAAGTCAAAACACAAAAAACGTTTTGATTGACAAAGAGAATGAACTTGCAGATACGGCAGAAAGATATGCTCGCGCAAGAAATCAAATAACAAAAGAAGAACGACAAGGAAGTTTCTTAGAAGGTTTTGGAAAATCAGCAAATCGTTTCTTAAAAAATATGCCGACAGAACTTGAACAAGGTGCAAAAGCGTTCGATTCTGTTATGGGTAGCATGGAGTCTGCTATTGATAGATTTGTGCGTACTGGAAAATTGGGCTTTAAAGATTTGGCAAAGAGCATCATTCAAGACATGATTGCAATGCAAATGAAAGCCGCGGCATCTGGGTTTTTGAGTTCGTTGTTTGGTTCTATGTTTGGCATGAAGGCTAATCCGTATCAGCCTGCCGCTGTAACTGGTATGCCAGGCTATGCCGATGGTGGTAATCCTGCTGTGGGTCAGGTTAGTGTGGTGGGTGAGCGTGGTCCAGAATTGTTTGTACCGCGCACGGCTGGAACAATTATTCCTAATCATGCTTTATCTGGTGTTGGTGGCACAACAAATGTGACTAACAACTACATTAATGCGATTGACACCAAGTCATTTGAAGAACGCTTGCTGAGTAGTTCGACTGCTATTTGGGCGGCTAACAAATACGGTGAGAAAAACCTCGCTACAAATTACGGGAGAACGTAATGTCGTTTCAGACTATTTTTGACATTCAGCAGTCGTTGACTGTAAACAACCGACGAACTGTTGGTCAGCAAGTTAGCCGTTCGGGTCAGGTGCGTGTTGCTCAATACCTAACTTCTGTGCCTTGGGTATTTACTGTTACGCCACACAATTATTTGTACTATCCGCAAGTGCGTAATGTGATTCAAGCAATTGACAATAAAGACAGACAATTGCCCGAGACTATTTCGTTTGCAAGTGCTAACTTGTCATGGTTTACTGCGTATCAAGGAAGCCTGACCACGATTCAAGCAAACGCGTTGACGTTGGCATCCGTTCCAGCCGCTAACTCAACGACGATTACTGTGGGTAATTTGCCGTCTGTTTCTTCAAGTGATTTTGTTTTTAAGGCGGGTGATTTCTTGCAGTTGGGTTTGTACCCTTACAAAGTGACTGCGGACGTTCTGCGCGGTTCTAGTTCAACGGTGACAGTTACCCTGCATCGCCCTGTGATTGGCACGCCTAGCACGGGTACGCTGACAGCGGTGGGTTCTGCTTGTACGTTTTATGTGTTGGCAGAATCTTGCCCAACTTATACACTCAACCCTATGACCAATGGAGCGTTTGTTCAATGGGATTCCCCGTTCGTGTTTCGTGAGGACATTACAGGATGAGTACAACTATTGCGGCTCTTTCAAGCCCATCAATTAACTATGGCGAGTTTGTCAAACTGACGACTGCCACGAATACATATACTTTTTGCAATGCCGCTTCTCCTATTACTGTGGGCGGAACTACGTATAGCAATTTGGGTAGCCTGTTAAGCATTGGCGACATTAAAAGAGAAACAAAAGCAACTAGCGGTGATTTAACAATTTCGTTGACTGGCGTGGACGGGTCAAACGTTGCTGTAATTCTTGGCGCTGACATTAAAGGCTCAAAGGTGGAAGTTTGGCGTGGGTTCTTTGACTCTAACAACCAGATTATTACAACGCCTACGCTTCAGTTTTTTAAACGCTATCAGGGATATGTTGGCAACTTTTCTGTGACTGAGGATTGGAACGAGCAAATGCGTAGCCGTGTGGCGACTTGCTCAATCAGTTGCTCCTCGTTTAGAACTATTTTGCAAAACCGAATCAGCGGATTAAAAACAAATCCTTCGGTGTGGAAAAACTTTTACCCTAATGACACAAGCATGGATAGAGTGCCTGTAATTGCCTCGACTTACTTTGACTTTGGCGCTCCTCCAGTTCAAGGAAGTCAATCAGTTACTAATTCTCCATCCGATTCTGGATTTGCATCAGAACAAGCATGATAAGACAAGCCACAAGACACGATATACCAGTTTTGGTATGGATGATGCGGGAATACGCAAAAGAAGCGCCAATCCCTGTTTTATCTAATCCTGAGACACACGACGCTGACCATGTGGGGCATTTGATTTTTCAAATGTTAAGTGGTCGTGGTTTCATTTTGATTGATGATGACCACCGAGGAATGATTGCGGCAATCATCACGCAGAATGTCTGGAGTCCAAAGATTTTAGAACTGCGCGAATTGGCTTGGTGGGTGATGCCGAAGCATCGAGGTAAGTCAATAGGCGGTAGATTGTGGGTTAAGTTCGACGAACTTGCGCAGGAAATGTTAAACAATAAGCGGGTCGATTTTGTTTGTACTACGGTTATGGCAAACTCGCCTTTGATAGATTACACAAAAAGGGGTTACACGCCTCTCGAAGCGACTTTCTTTAGGGATTAAAAATGCCATCGTCACTTATTATTGCCGCGTATTTTGGTGCTGGAGCCGCTGGATTAACTGCCGCAACTGCCGCGCTTGGGACTTTTGGTTTATTGGCTACGCGATTTGCAATTAACTTTGCCGTGTCGATGATTGTCAGCCGTGTTTTTAGTTCCTCTGGTGCAAATCAATCTGTGGACAATGGGGTGCGACAGCAAGTGCCTCCAGCAACTA